CCGCGAGGGGCTCCCGGCGCAGTGCAGTATGTCCTTTCCACCATCCCTCGGGCCGGCCAGCGTATGCTGGACGGTTGCAAGCTGAGTAACTCTCAGTAGCATAACCCGGCCCTAACCAACACCTTTCCGGGGTGTTGGAGACGGTGGTGGACTGATTCGGGAGAATTAACTCCCGGGGACCAGTAAGGAGCTCTGGTGCGTTGTGGCGGTGACCCGGAAGAGGAGCATCCCCTTTGTTGGGGGTGGTCCTGGGGTCTTGAAGCAGTATACCCGAAGAAGTTCCGGATTTCCGGAATCCATTTGGAATACTGTCAAGGACCCTCCGCTTCGTCCGTCACACTTGCAGGGGACACAGGTGACTGTGTCCGAAAGTCATCCCGAATGGCGACGTAAAAATCGTCCAGACGGTGATGTAGGCGGTAATTTTACTACCACGCGTCAGTATGCGTTTTCCCCAATTGGGAACGTGCAAGCTGATACGGGGTGGTATGATGCTAGCTTGAATGCGCAGGGTCGGGATATTTATTCCGGCCCTTGTTGCTTATCTCAGCTAGCTGTACCTTCGCAGTCTCCGTTTCCACCATTTGCGATGAGTAGCGATAATGCTCTCAATGCTTTTGGTAGTACGGCTATTGCGAAGTGTGCACCCGCCCGTCCGACTGCGAGCCTAGCAGTAGCACTGCTAGAAGCTTACCATGATGGTCTTCCGAAAATGATCGGAAGATCAACCTGGGAAACTAGGACTCAAAAAGCCATCAATCTCCGCCGTGAGGCGGGAACTGGTGGTGATGAGTTCTTGAATTACCAGTTTGGTATCCTTCCTCTTGTCAGCGACGTCCAAGACTTTGTCAAGGCCGTCGTTCGCATGGATAAACTGTTGCAACAGTACATCCGTGACAATGGCAAGATGGTTCGTAGAAGGTTCACTTTCACACCAGAAGAGTCGACAGTTGAAACGGTGGTAGATAATAATGCCACCTTTTATCTGGGCACTAATAGTGCTCAGTTTTTCAATCTGTCGGCTCAACCACGAGCGCAAGTTGTACGTACTCGTCAGAGTACGGTGCACCGTTGGTTTTCAGGGGCATTCGTCTATCATCTACCGCAGACGTTCTTTGCGGAGATGTATTTGCCGTTTGCCGCCGATTTCCAGGTTATGAGAAAAATCCTGGGTCTCGACCTGACTCCCGAGGTGCTTTGGGAACTTACGCCGTGGAGCTGGGCTGTCGATTGGTTTTCCAACGTTGGCGATGTTATTCACAACGCCAGCGCATGGGCCAATGATGGTCTGGTTTTGAAGTATGGGTACATTATGGAGCATTCTATTGTCTCCGATACCTATACTTACGTAGGGCCGTCGAACCTTGTAAATAGGTCCTCGGCAATACGTCCTCCCGTTCTGAAATTGGTTTCTGAAGCCAAAATTAGACGGGCGGCGAACCCCTTCGGGTTTGGGCTTACTATGGACAGTTTATCTTTTGTCCAAAAGTCCATTCTTGCCGCTCTCGGTTTAACCCGGTTGCGGTAAGAGATGTACTCTTATGCGTCAAACGCCAAATGGGGCTCAAGACCTGAGCCCTAGGAGTGATGCCTATGGCACTCGCTGATCCCCAGTCCATTACGATTAGTGGGTCGACGATTCCCCTGCCGAGAACTTTCTCGTCAGGCGATGAGTCGGCCTACACGTCCTCTGACGGACTGGTCAAGTTGTCGGTTTCCCATAACCTGGTAAAACAGGGAAGGGCCCGGCGACTCTTGCGGATCGACCACTCGAAGGTGGCCTCGGATCCGTTTAAGCCATCGGAGAACGTCAAAGTGAACATGGCAAACTATGTCGTGTTCGACGTTCCTCCGGCGGGGTATACGAATACCGAGATCCTTGCGGTGTATACGGGGTTTAAGACCCTGTTTACCGCAACTTCGGATGCGGTCATTACCAAGCTACTTGGTGGTGAGTCGTAGAGAGGTTGATGATGATCGGGAAGTAATTCCTGATTATCGTCCTCGCCGTGATGATCCCTCCGACGGAGAATTTAGGGTAACTATAGCAGTCAGCTATAAAACGCTGGCTATTATATTCCTTATCTTCAATGTCGTTGGTCACATCATCGACTCACTTACTGGAGCAGACTTGTCTAGGTACAGCGAAAAGCTGACTAGCTTGTTGCCGTTCTAGTGGTGAGTGGTTAGGCTTCGGTCTACTCTGTGGTTCAGTTGTACCTTCAGTAACAACGATTCGGGGAGATCCCCGAAGAAAGGTAAAGTAATTCACCATTCATCCGGGGAGTATCTCCCCCAACATCTCCAGGAAGCCATGTACGCGGCAAGGTTGGCTAACGCCACCTTTGTGCGTGCGGGCGGAACGGGGATGCGTTTCATCGTCGATGCCAACATCCATGAGGCCTTGGACTCGGATTGCGAAATCCGGATCCTCGACGTCGTTGGGTGCGAGTATTGGACGGCGAAAGAACTGCTGCTACTGTTGGAGGACGACTACCTTATGGAGTCGTACGTCAACTGAAGTGACGTGTTATAGGCTATGGATCTGTTTACCTTCTCATGAGAGGAGGGACAGTGAAAAGCCTTATGTCACTCTGGTCCCATCTAGCGGAGGAATCCGCTAGTATTTGCTACACATGCGCCCATCGCGACATTAATACGGTCGCGATGCGTGTCGAACATGAGGGGTTGTCGTTTTTAACGATAACCCTACCTGACCTTGGCAAGTCGTTCCAAAGATGGCTTGACCAGGGAGAGGTGGCTAACCACCCCGCGTTCTTAACTGAACGTGGGGGAAGGCTCCCCCGATTTCTCGTAGGTTTCTTCAGCCGTGTGTTCGACCGAGATAGTGGCTTGTTACTTGATGAACCTTGTGTCGACTCTATTCGAGCCATACGCCAGTTAACACTGGCCTTTGGCAAGATTCGTCTGACGTGCTCAAGAGCCCGTCAGATTAGGGCCGTCATGAATTACATCAAGTGTGAGCAGGAAGTCCGTGTATTCGACAAAGAACTTTCCGAGAGCGATCTCAGAGAGTTCGTTTGTATGTCGGATATGCTTTTCGGGAGTTATTTCTCTAAGGTGGATAGTGATATCTACCACGGAGTGTTTCTTCCGAAGCACGGTCCAGGATCGACCGCCGATGGACTTAAGGGTAACCAAAAGTTCAATCAGACGGTCTGGACCGCACGTCTCGAACAAGCCGGCCTTATGGCCGGTGAGAATCTCTTGCCTAGCTGGCGTTTCTATAACCAGCTGGCCGGAGTTGACTTCCTCGAACCTGGTCGAGAGCGACCTGTAAAGGTTACTCTCGTTCCTAAAACGCTGAAGACCCCTCGAGTGATCGCCATGGAGCCGACCTGTATGCAGTATATGCAGCAGGCTGTACTCTCGCGATTGCTCGCGCGCCTCAATGAGGATGACTTCCTCATGAGGGTTATCGGATTTGATGATCAGCTCCCTAATCAGGAGTTGGCCAAAAGCGGTTCGGCTGATAACCGAACTGCGACACTCGATTTGAGTGACGCTTCCGACAGGGTCTCTAATCAGCTCGTTAGAGCTATGTTGCACAACACTCCTCATTTATTTGGGGCTGTTGATGCTTCTCGCTCTAGACGGGCGGAACTTCCAAGTGGGTTAACGACCCGCTTGGACGGAAAAACAATCCGTCTTTCGAAGTTCGCGTCTATGGGTTCGGCACTCTGTTTTCCTTTTGAGGCAATGGTCTTTACGACGTTGATCTTTTTAGGGATTCAAGAGTCGCTTAACACGCCACTTTCCCCGAAACTAATTAAACAGTTTAGGGGTCTGGTGCGCGTCTTTGGGGACGATCTAATTGTCCCCAAGGACCATGTGACATCCGTTGTCAGCCAACTCGAACATTTCGGTGCTAGAGTTGGTACTGACAAGTCTTTCTGGACTGGCAAGTTCAGAGAGTCTTGTGGTAAGGAGTTCTTTAATGGGCACGATGTTAGCATTGTTCGTGTCCGGCAAGAGTTCCCTACACAACGGCAGTCAGTGAGCGAGGTTAACTCACTCGTGGAACTTCGTAATCAACTCTATACGAGTGGTTACTGGTCCACGGTGAGTTGGTTGGATAGACGCATAGAGAAGTTGCTAACGCACTTCCCTACTATCCATCCTGACTCCCCGCTGTTGGGCAGGGTGAGTTTTTTGGCAGAGAACATAAATGTGTTCTCTAGCCATAGGCTTCACCCAAGCCTTCATAGCCCCTTAGTCAGAGGCTATGTAGTGAAGGCCAAACCCCCGAGCGATGAGCTCGACGGGACTGGTGCCCTCCTTAAGTGTTTGCTTAAGTTGGACGCGGGTAGTTCTAAGGTTGGGGAAATCCCAACCTGCTACCCATCCAGCAATTCTGACTTCAACCGTAAGGTTGAGGAAAGAGATCCGTTAAAGGAGAGATCCTTGACGGTTCCAGATAAGCTGCACTTAACACGCGCTGGGCGTGCCAAGTCGCTTAGCATGAAACTTGGCTGGGGATCACCCCTCTAGAGGGTTGGTCGGGGCCGGCTAGTTGCCGACCTTGAGGGAGAGTCCGAAGTTCCCACCCTGGTGGCTAAATACCACTCGGTGGGTCCTGACCGTACGGGTACCCCGGTTCGGGGACCCAAGCGGCTGGACTTTTGCAGCACCGTGAGGTGCT